CGCCTGACCATTCTACATTACTAGCTCGTTTGCAGGATGACCCGACGAAGCTCATGAAAGAGATTGGCAAGCTTTCAAAAGAGCCGGCGATAAAGGCAGCGATTAAGAAAGGTGGTTAGAAGATGGCGATGACTCGCGAGAAGCAAAACCACGTTGTGTTTAGAACTAACAACCGCGCTGACGGAACCAAAGGTATAGAAGCACACACGCCAGAGAAAGTTCTTCCAATCTTAAACAAAGCGGAGTTGGAAGCTCAGTTGAAACACTACGCAAAGTTTTTGTTGAGTTTGACTACTGGTAGTAGCGTAGCTGCGCGACGAAAGTACGTAGAATTGATCCGCCCTGCGCTTCGCTATTATTGCAAAAAGTTCAATGTGAAGGCTCCGGATTGGTTGGCATCTGACGATTACTATACGAAGACCATGGATACGGCAGCTCGACAGAAAGCATTTGGTATGAAACCCCTTCGTATCGGGGAATTCCAAAAGCTACAGCCTGTGAATGGTGTTGAAGGTGTTTCGTATCCAGGTAAAGAGCCAATAGCTGCGGATCAGGAGGCGAAAGCTGATGGGCAAACCTCTAAGTAACAGGCAGCGTGAGAAGATTGGTCAACTGATTTCTGACCACTATCTTGCGTTTGCAGTAGACGTGATAGGTCCTGACGCAGTTTCGAGCGATAATTACGCTCGTTTGCAACGTCAAGGTTTGTTGAAAACCCATCCTGTAGAGCATACGGCGGTATCGCTCGCAGCAGCTTATACGCTAGGAAAGATCGCTGCGAGCGATACTAGTATTGCCCGCATGCAGCCAGCGCAGTTTTGGCAGTATGTCGAAACGGCGCCTCCGCAATTCAATCAGCATGATCTAGATGCAATTCAGGCGTCTCGCGCAGTTGTTGGGAGACTGATTGTAAATCTAGGTGTTGGTTTGTTGAATGAGTTTGAAAGTGTGACTCACGAGGAGGCTACGAAGCTCAGGCACGAGGCTCTTGCGACAGTGCAGCATGAGATTGCACTAGGCGCGGCAGGACGTTCGTCACGCACGTCGATTGAAAAACGCCTTAGGAGCAAACTAGCGGAGTCGGAGCGGAATTGGGCGCTGGTGGTGCAGACAGAGCTGCATAACGCTCTAGAAGGCGGTAAGGCGCTTGGATTTGCGCGTAGTGGCAATCCGTTGGTCTACAAAAGACCTCGCCAAGATGCATGTCGTTTTTGCAAACTGTTGTTTCTGAATGGCAGCAAACCTCGACTCTTTAGACTTTCTGAGTTGGTGAAAAACGGCACCAATGCCGGACGTCGGGCAGGTCGACCGTCAGCGCGCGGAACGCAGTGGAAAGCTACGATCGGTTGCGTGCACCCAGGGTGTCAGTGCGAGATGCATTTGATGCCTGAAGGAATGGCGTTTGACGATAGCGGCAAGCTGATTGTTTCGATGCGTAAAGCAATGGCAGATACGATGACAGCAGATTTGCGGATGCTAATCGGCCATCAGTGTGTCGCATGACGCACTTTGAAACTACTGTTGGGTCAATGGAGCCGGTGTCGATTAAGTTAATCAAGGAAGGTAAAGTAGGGGCTAGGCTCGTTACGTATCCAAATGGTATGCAAGCTGTAATGAAAGTTGCGTCGTCAAAAACGACGAAAAACAATTGCGCTATGCAACGTGGTTTGCCGACTGCAAAGATGCCAATGCGTGAGGTGGCGTTTTACCGTTTGTCCAAATTGTTAGGTTTTGACGTGGTGCCGGAAACGATTTTGCACACCTTCCACGGTGTACCAGCTTCGTTTCAGCAGTATGTGACCAGTGCTCGGATCTATGATTTGGATCAACGTTTGAGGCATCCTGAGAAAAACAAAGAGGCGTGGGTCATCGCTTTGCGCGAGACCCTGCGAGATAAGGTCCCAATTGAAGACACGCTACGTCTGACAGTGTTAGACTTCCTTGCAGCAGCTAGAGACCGTCATGGCGCAAACTACGGCGCGCGTCTGGAGATATCTTCTGGTAAAGCTCGTTGGCGACTTATTGGATGGGACAACGGGTGTACGTTTGGTTTGACTCAGGAGCGCTATCACAGTGTTGGGCACAAGTATTTATTCAGGTACGCGTTTGACTTGTCGTCCGTGTGGTCGGCTCTGTTGTCCGTTAAGCGTTCTAGTCTTCAGTCCGCGATGCGCGGTTTGCTAGATGAAGAATCTGTAGATCATGTTTGGCATCGCATTCAGTTTATGATCTCGTTTCCTCACCGTATGCCTTGGAAAACACTATCGCAGGGTAGCGACACGCCTGACACGTTTCCCTCGTATGCGGAATTCTTCCGTCCGATGACTGCGTCCAAACCTTTCTACATCTTGCAAACGCAAGCAATGTAGGGTTATCTAGGAGCGGGTATATGCGCGATAACGACATCCTTGACGGCAAAGATGACTTTGCGATTTGGACGCCAGGGTGCGTCGAAATTATCGCGAAAGGTGGCGAAGACATCGAGCGGACGCGGCCGATTGGTGGCACATGCTCCACAGAATCGCTCGATCGTCAGGATGAATCTGTGTTCGCGAAGGGTCTAGACTTCACTGAATTTGTGAAAGATGGCTACTTCAACGACAATCACAAACAGGATACAGCGGCCATTCTGGGTTACCCAAGCAGTGCTGAATTGCGTGGTGGTCGTTGGTGGGCTGAGGGTAACTTGCTGGGTAGCGATTGGGAGCCTGCTAACCGCATTTGGGCTTTGGCAAAGGCGCTCGCAAAGAGTACCGCCAAGCGTCGGTTAGGGTTTTCGATTGAAGGCAAAGTCATCGAGCGCGGATACAACAACAAGATTTTGAAGGCGAAGATTCGCCACGTAGCAATCACCAATTCACCGGTGAACACTGATTGCACTTGGGACATTCTAGCTAAAGCGTTTGGGTCGATGGAGGAGATGGAAGCAGGGTCTCTTCGTCGTGCGCTTGGCGCTGGATCGCACTCACTACCAATGTCTGGTGGTGCTGCGCTTTCTAGGCGTGTGGAGCGTGAGCCGTTGACGCTCACGTTTGACGAAGCGGTCAAGGTTCTCAAATCTAATCGACCGCACTATTCATGGTCTGCATGTGAGCGGCTCGCTCGCGTCATTTTCAAACAGGAACGGAGAAACTAGATGCCAAAGCGTACACCGACAGGAAAAGCTCGTCCGGGCGAGCAGCGCAACCAATCCAATTGGTACAGCGATGTCGTCACCTTCACTGGAACGAAGGTGATCGATTTGAAGCGTTCGATCCGAACCATGCGCGCTGTCCCCACACGAAAGGAAGAGATTCCGTTTATCGTCGTAGCTCTCAATTTCGAGGATGCTGGCGGTGTTGCTCTAGTGCATCGCTTGGCTTCGCAGCAGAACGGCGATGGCACGTTCACTATTAACGCGTCGAAGGAGACTGGCGCCGCTGGCGTCTATGCGGTCGCAACCAATCCATGCACTGTTCGTTGGACGGTGCTTGTTACAAACTGATTCAAAATGACGCCAATTGAGGCGTTCGACAAATAACAAAAGGAGAAAACATGTCTCGTCAGAGTCTCGTGCGCTTCAATATTGGCGGTCGTGACCCGCTCAACTTGTTTGCCGTGAAGGTTTCCACGTCATTCACTATTCCTGATTCGAAGCAAGTTGCCTCGGCTGTTGATACCGCGTTTGGCGGTGCAAATCTTGCTTCCGTTGTTTCGACGGTTGGTGGTCAGCTGCTTACCGCGACGAATGACGGCGCAGCTGGCGCGGCTTCGATTTTTGATCTCACTGGGCAGGATGTTTGCGATCTGCGTCCTGGCGACATTGTTGCAGTTGGTGCGGTAGCTGCGAACGTCGCGATTCTAACTGTGACGTCTGTTGACGGCACGGTTCGCACGTTCAACATCACCGGCATTACGACAACTGCTGTCGTGACTGGATATTGGGCGTAATTGCTTTCGATCGCAAAATCACCAGGAGCAAGATATGGCACTTCCAAATGAAGATGAGTTGATGGCCGAGCTGGAGAGGTTGGAGAAGTCGACTATCCGCAAGGGTGGCGATGCGCTCCAATCGGCGCCACACGATGGTGGTTTTGCCACCGAAGGCACGAACATCCAATCCGCTGCGATGAAGAAAGTTATCAAAGCGATGGTTGCTGGCGGGATGTCGAAGGCGCAAGCTCAGGAGACGGCGAAGAAAGCTTTTGCGTCGAAGGATTCAGATTCTGATTCCGAATCTGACAATACCGCAAAAGGGATGAATGGTGACGAAGCGTCCGATGATGAAGACGATATGAGCGGTGGTGCTGATGGCGATGATTCGTCTGATGACGAAGAGTCTCCAGACGAGCCGCCGATGTCGAAATCGCTGGGTGCTGCGAAGCTCGCAAACGCAACTCGTGGTGGCGGTAGCCAGGCATCGTCGTTGCGTAAAGCGCTTGTCGACGAAAGCCCTGGTGTCGGTGATCAGCTCGATGCGGCGCCGATTCTCGGTCAGCTCATTGATGCGATTGATCGCATGGCGCGCGGCGCTGGTCCTAGTAAGCACGACATTAAGACGATTCGTAAGTCGATTGTCCGAGTGCAAGAGGTTCAGAACGATTTCAACGGCAAGCTTGCAAAAGCGCTGTCGATGATCGCTGGTCGGGTGATTGCTACGGAAGCAATCGTCAAGGCGATGGCAAACGAGCCTGTGATTAATACACGTGCTCCGACGCTTCGCAAAGGCGATTTGTCTGAGCCGATGTTCCATGGGAACACTACGGCGCAAATTGATGGTCGACAGGAAGCTTCACCGCTGCACGGTGTGGAGTACCTGAAAATTCAAGAAGCGCTTGTTGACCTTTGCACAAAAGGGCTCGGTGGTATCGATCTGCTAGACATTACGAAGTTTGAGAACTCAAAGGGTGATCTTAGGATGCTTCCGCCGTCGGCATTGAAGCATTTGGAGCAACGTCTCTGTGGTGCTGCGACTGCGTAAGCAGACAGCAACGTCAAAACGAAATTGAAAGGAGATACAAATGGAAGGCAATCACGTTGGTCTGTCTGATTACGAGGGGCTCACCGGTTTCGGTTTGCTGCCGTCGCAGGACACCGAGGAAATCCATAAGGCGCTGTCGGCTGGCAACCAGTCGCCGCGCCACGATGGCGGTAGCGCGCTACGCGTCGAATCTCTCGAAGCGACGCTTCGCATTCTGACGTTCTCGCAAGGGCACGTGAAGCTTTGGAAGGATATTCCGAAGCTTCCTGCGTACTCGACGAGTGAAGAGTACACCGTGCAGACGTCGTACGGTGGCGAGAACGGACCGTTTACTCGTGAAGGTGAGCTGCCTCAGGTTCAGGACGCTGCTTACGAGCGGCGCGTGGAGCTTGTGAAGTTCCTCGGTACGCAGCGCGAAGTCACGCATCCGGCGACGCTCGTGCGCAATGCGTACGGTAACATCATCGCGCGCGAGACACAGAACGGCGCGATTTGGCTGATGGAGCGCATGGAGCGGAATCTATTCCGCGGTCAGGCGTCCGTCATCCCGGAGTGCTTCGATGGTATCGACGAGCAGATCCTCCGTGATCCGTTTGCTTCGGCAAACAACGTGCTCGATCTTCGCGGTGGACCGATTACCGAGGATGTCATCGAAGAGGCGACGAACATCGTTGTTGAGAACTACGGTCTGTCGTCTGCGCTCTACCTGGCGCCGCGTGCTCATAGCGATATGTCGAAGCAGTTCTACACGCGTCAGCGTGGAAGCTTCGGCGAGCGCGATGGGCGCATTGGTTACAGCGCGAAGATGATGGAGACGAACGCAGGTGACATCGCGCTGCGTGGTGACATTTTCCTGCGCAGCGGCAAGAATAACGGTGTGAAGACTGCGCCTGCATCTGCGACGTCAGTGCGTGCGCCATCCAACCCGATTACTGGTGCGTTTGGTGTGGCTGGTGCGAATGCCGGTTCGTTGTTTGGCGCTGCTGATGCTGGCACGTATCAGTATCGTGTTACGGCGATCAACCGTTTCGGCGAGTCCGGTTTCCTTCAGGAGACTGGTGGCGTTGTCGTCGCCGCGGGTGATGGCGTCACGCTGACGATCACCGATGGCGGTGGCGCTGATCCTGCGACCGGCTA